GTAAAAATACTATATGATTTCTAGAGTTTAAAGAACGTAGAGGGACGGTTTCGTCTTGTATGGCAGGCAAAAACCATATAAAATGCTGAAAAATCCGGGGAACCCCGGACTTTTCATAAAAAATTGTGCCAATTGCTCAAAAATGATGACATTTGAAAAAAGTCAGACAAGGGGGATTCGAACTTTCGATGTCCCAAAGTAGTCGATTTCGACCACTTTGCCTTCATATAATCTGAATTGCCTCTGTGCCCCTTCTCCAACAATCCATCCCAATGTTATCTTTACAAGGTAAAGTAAGCTTTCACGCTGTATTTCGAAAGGTCATTTCTCTCCTGCTTTGTGTTGAATTACGCTGACTTTGTAAAGGAGAAGCATCGTCAGATAATCCGCTCCGCGTTCGTGCAGGCGGTAGGCGCTCTCCAGCAACTCCTCCGCTGACGCATCTCGAACTCCAATTAACGCGTCAATTTCCTCGGGGTAGGTCACTATATCGTAAAGGGGAAGCTGTTTTCCCAAAGGCAATTGCTGAGTTAGTAATTCAAAGCGTTTAATAAGGTCATCTCTATCCACTTTTTCTCCTTAATCTCCATCGCGGAATGCGTATTCTCCATTGATACCGCAAATATACGCTCATATCAAGAGGCGCGCACAATTATGCCTCCGCATTCACTGTCACCTTTGCCGTATCTGGGTGAATGAGAATAATCTCGCGGTTTCTTTTTTCGCATAGCGCACCGCCTGACCGACTCCGGAACGCATTTGCTTATCATTGTCATATACCGCAATCAAAACCTCTGCGTGATCAACCATATAGCAGTTTCTCTTGCGATACACATCATCGTTATACTGAGGGGAAATAGTAATAATCTCGCTGGATTGCGCAAGGATTTTGCGATATCTGGCCCGCTGCGGCAAAATCCATCTTGCGTCCTGCTCCGGGAAAGGCACGACGCAGACGAGCTCCATGTCTGCATATACAGGTTGTGTTTTTAGTTCAAGCACAGCTTCTGATGCCCATGTATCGACGCCAGGAGCACCGCCGGCAAAGAAACGCCGTACCCCTCGTTCATAAGCGGCAATGATTTGTGCTGTTAACGCCTTTTTGAGTTTAGTACACAGCCTCTGACGTTCGTCGTATTTAAATTTGAACCGATGTGGATTATGCCCTGATAATGCACAGTTCATTTTCTAAATTCTCCATATGTCCAACTAACGCGAAGGTCTTCAAGCACTTAATTTATCTGCGTATTACGATCCACGTTGTTCCTCGTAATTGCACCTCATTCCAGATTCGCTTATCACTTAAATTATAAGCTAATTGACGGAATTCTTCAACACAAAAATGCCATAGCGGTGATAAGTGTATTCTGTCAGCAGGCTGTTTTTTCCTTCTGCGGACCTTCTCAATAAAGTGTCCACCAATAATCGAAGAGGCGGCGGTAGTAGTTGCCCTTTTGGGGAGCATATTTGCTGTTGCGGATTTTGCGGCTTGTCTCACGCTTCATCCACCGCTGGCAGTTGCTGTTTTTGGGATATTTGATGTACTTTCCGATGCATGTATATTTGCCATCAACAAAGTCCCAATCGACATAACCGGCATGCGGCTTGTAACCGTGGCTGATGATTCGCAGGAGGCGATCATTCTTACGCCCCCGCATCTCACGACGTCGCCTCATAACGGCTTTTTCATCCCGGCACAAACGCTCTCGTTCAATCCGTTCTTGAACAATCTCGTCCAAAAAGGCGTTTATCTCTTGCTCTGTCATAGGCCTTTCCATTTGGCACCCTCCGAGTCACAGGACACAGCCCGTACCAGCTTCCACGCTGCTTGGCGTGATGCTCCCGTTGCACTTTTTTGCTCTGCTTGTTAAGCGGAACCATCTGCGTCACGCACAATCATCCTTTCGTTGCCTTCTGGCTGAGTCGATTTTACTCATAAACTCTTGACACATGGTTGGATAATCTGGGTGCCCACATATCAGCATCTTGTTTGGCAGCTCTTTCAATGCGTCGAGAAAAGCCGACTCATCGCGTTTTCGGATGCGGCAGAAGATGACGAGATACGGTGAGTCATCATGGCCGTATTCCTGAAGGAACTTCACTGTTACCTGATGTTTGATAAAGAGCCCGTCCGCCAGATAGTCGCTGGTGTCGAGAAACGCATAGTAGAAATTGCGAAGCGAGAAGCGTTCCAAGGTCAGGTAGTTCTTTACGTTCTCCGGCATCTCATCCTCCTACGACAATTATGTTACAAGTTCATTTTGGGTATTGCTTTTTCTTACGCTTTCGGTTATTCTAAAATACTTCCTTCGGGAAACTACATTTTTGGAGGCGAAAGCTATGCAGCAAAATCAATACCCCGTGATTGATCCCGTGGCAACCGGTGCAAACATCATCCGGCTTCGGCAGGAACGCGGTCTGAGCGTTCGGGATCTCCAAGCGTTCTTTGGCTTCGAAGAGCCGCAAGCGATATACAAGTGGCAGCGCGGCAAGAGCCTTCCGTCCGTTGATAACCTGTACGCTCTTGGTTCCTTGCTTGATGTTCCCATGGATGAGATCCTGGTATCAGCAAGGCCACAATTGAACATGATCGTTCTTGAGCCGCAGGCTGATGCCTGCGGCTCAGCTATTTATATAGACCGGCTGTTTTGGATACGGCAGAAGTCCGATATTGCTTCGACCATTTTCCCAAGCGCCTGTGCATGAGACGCTGCCCGAAGGCAGAACACCATGCGACAGCCACTCGGTTTTTGTAGCCCGAAGGCCTCAATATCATTTCATAGAAGGCTGTCAAGCCAATATGGAGATGTGAGCGTGACAGGATGAATTGACGTAATGGCGGAAAGCGAAATAACGTAGGAGCGCAGTTTGAATGATGAGGCGCATATTGCCTGGTTGTCCTCAACTGTTGATCAAACAGTAGCTTTTCTTGTTATTTGGAGCTTCCCGAGAGAAGCGATTTTGAATGTGCAGCGTTATAGTTCATCTGCACCTGAACCGATCTCCACGCCATCTTATCCTGCCGCACCCAAAACAGTCGGTCTTGTGATAGAGAGTCGGTTACTTCCGACTCTCTATGTAGGCAGTCAACACATCGGCAAAGCTGTCATTGACGTCGAAGGGCGCCTCGTACTCGACGGTACCGTTTACGAGACAGCGATCCAGCTCCGCAGAGGCTTCGTCGGCCCGCTTGTTCATGTCCGCAAGATACTTGCGAATCACGTTGCGGTCAAAGTTGATGGTCGTGACCCGTTTGACATCGCAGCGATAGGACACCTGATTGCCATCGGTGTTGAAACGATACCCTGTGCCGCCATGGGGAATAACCACTTCGGAGGAACGGAGATCCGCCATGCGCTTGAAGGTGGAGGCAATGCTCTGCCGTTTGCTGTTGATGCTCACCTCGCTGTCCATGTCGATGGGCAGCTTGTCCTTTGCAGAGCGAATGCCTTTCGCCAGCGCCTCACGCTCGCCCAGAAGGTAAAGCAGAAAGCCGGCGACCTCGGTAATCTGCTCGGAATACTCCGTGTCCGGGGTATCGACAGTGGTTTCATCCTCCGCTTCAGCCATGACCTTCTTACGGAGATAGGTGTTCTCCACTTTGGTCACGTTGGAGTCCCGACCAAGGATGCCCTGCGCCTCGTCCATGAGGGACTGCAGCTTGTTCTGAAAACGGAAGGCTTCTTTCAGATTCATATAATTCACTCCTATTCGTCCGTTTGTATCGATAACTTCATCATGGTTGTATTTTATCGGATGCCGCCGGGAATGTCATTGAACTGCTGGTTCAATCTGAATACCAGTATCAAATGTTATTGAGTGTATCTGCCCTTAAACTGGAACGGTGGAAGCATTGCATGACCACTTCTTTGTAGCTGAGAAAAACAGCGCTGACGAATAAGAGAAGTCATCTTCCGATAGCTACTCTGGGAAATCAGGCTCTTATCAAGCAGAACCCGATTATAGTAGTCCAGCCATAGCCGTTCAATCCAGATTCTCTTTAAATCTTCAGGATATGTAGAACTTGCTTCTTGCATTGTTGTCTCCTCTCCATAAAATATGGGTTATAATTATGGCACCTGTTTATAAACCCTTTTGCTGAGTGATGTGGCGTTTTGCTTTGGGCAACATTTCAGTCCAAACCTCTGAAAAACGGTTGTTCTCCCTCGAGCGGCAACTCATGTTATGCTTGATGGAAAAAAGCTCTATTAGGAGCGATTTCAGATATCGTATTAAACAAGTAAGACTTCTTTCTCTTGATACCACACACAATGCTTGACCATCTCGTCCCGATTTTCATATGGAAGATTCATAAAGTCGATTACCTTCTCTCCGGGGAAAAGGCTCTCGCAATACGCCGGCATTACTCCATCGGGAACGATTCCGATTTTCTCTTTTCCTGTCAATCGGTCCGCCAGTATTTTAGCTTCGTGCATGAAAACCGGGAGCCCCTCTCGCCGCAGGGCGAGATAGAACTTAACGGATTCAATGGTTCTGCTCCATGCATCGCCTGCGACACTGAGATAGTAGCCATCGCCATCGATGCCAACATGGAGGCTGATGTGCGTCGAGTTACCACCGCGACACACTTCCCACGGATGACCACCGCGCAGATTCCTATCACAAAGCCAAGCGTGAAAATCCTCGGCAGAACCCGGATCGATTTCACCTAATCCGTCATCCCGACCATCAGCATGCTTTTCGTACTGTATGCGAAGCGGTAGATCCGTTCCCTCATAGTTGTTGGCCTTATATCCGAGAGCGCAATAGGCGTAGAAGTCGTTTGCGGTCATTCTCGAAATTCGACCTTTCAAGTCGGTAGGATTGTCAGTTTGCTCGTTGGCGCACTTGACGAACTCGTCGATATCCAGATGCGAGATATCTTTGAAAAACGACTCCCTTGCTTCAGGGAAAACGTCCCATAGATATTTGCGAATGATTGTACCTGTCCGATGCTGCGGCGGCAGTTCGCGCTGGATGCGCTCGTTGTAAGTGCCATTCTCAAGATCAGCAATACAGTTTTTGATACTGTCTCGAATCCATTCAGTGAATTCGGAGATGTCATACGGGAAAGTTGTGCGTTGCTTACGGGAGTCATCCTCGATGACAAACTTATTCCCAACGGAGATTGCACGGTATCCAATATCGATGTCCTCGACTGCTGTGAACCGATACCATTCGGTTTCATTCGGGAACTCGTCTTTCCAAAACTGCTCAAATTCTTCGCGGCTTTCGACCTCACCGTCTTCGAGCATCTCTTTGAAATCCCCGAAGTCTTCGATGGTACCGCGTTCAACTGTAAACCACAGCTCCCACGCTCCGTTATGCGATACCGGCGATACCCTTTTTAACAGTTCAAATATCTCATCCAGCAGTTCGTAGGTGTGTTCATCATATGAGCTGCTGTTGTCAACGCTCCTGTAATTGTGGCTTTTCAGAACATGAATATAGTGCTTAACTCCTGGTGCTTTCACTTTCTCGCCCCTAACTCATCGAGCCTTTTCGCCATTGCTTCCAGACGATCAGCTGCTTCGCGCTGGTCATCTCCCATACAAATCGGTATCTCCCACTCATTGGCCTCACACCATTCTGCATTATCACGAAGGCGGGTAGCCAGTTCTGTATTTGTCAGTTCATCCATGCCATACACTCCTAAAGTATGAATAAGTTTCACTCAAGCTCATCGTCTTTTGTCATCCACTGCATCCTGAACAGGACGATATGTTCGCCTACGATCTCCGGATACCTGTAATAGACGTGCCTACAGAGCGATCTGTATAAATCTAAAAACCGCTTCTCATCACCGAAATCACAGAGGCCATCCATGATTTTCTCTATAGCTTTGATATCAGTGATTTGATCTGCGATGACGTCTGCTACCAAGGTCGCGTAATGCTTATACGCGATATCTCGCAGGCCATTCATTTGATCCACGATGTCGCATATGTCGCCGAGGAGCTTGTCATATCCATCCATGTGTTAACCCTCTTTTGCTGAACTTCTGGAAATGTGCTGGTTCCACATTTTTGTGTTCATGAGAACGTATTGCGATTCGCCGTTTTCAGTTATATGAAGTGCGACATTGTTGTCCCTCACATAATGCGTGATACGGTCAAAGCAATTCGTGTATTCGCAGTATTCAACAGACTTTTGAGCGCATGCTGGGGACACTCCCATGCCGAACTGCATATCCGTCATTGGGAGCTGCTCATCCGTAAGTGTGACGGCATTATTCACCATGAAATCGTACAGGTCATTTACATCTTCAAGATTGACGCTGACCTCTTTCCCATCCTCGTCCCATGAGACCATATAATCGCTGGCCTCAAACAGCCACCATCCGATCCAGTCGCCTGTGTCGTGCATGGCCTCCGAAAGCACATCACGCAACGCTTCGAGGTACTGGTTATCAATATCGAAGGTGGTGATACCGTCGCTGAGCTTTCTAATCGCCATGTTGAATTCTTCAACTGCTGCTTCCTGTGCCCGAATCTTTTTTATTGCTGAAATGAATGCTGCTCTTGAAAGCATGCCACCTCACCTCCATCTGCCGCGTGGCGATTTCATCAATTCAATTCGATTATCTGTTCATACAGAACCACATGCTTCTGCGCGATAACCGCATTTTCATGGTAGTGCCCAAAAAACCAGTATCGGTATTTGCACTGTTCTTTCACTTCCTCGAGGAACGCTGTGAGGGCGTCCGGCTGATACAACGACCCGGTAATGAGCTGGGCGATGCTGTTCGGCGCACAATGCGTGATGATGTAGTCAACCTCCATGTCGTGCTGCGTCAGGCTTTCCCTCGCTATTGCGTATTCCTCGTCGGATGGGAGTTCCTCTTTCCACCACGAACGGTGATTGATGCGGAACATGGCTCTGCGTGCTGCAAGTCGCTTATACTGCTCGGCAAAATCAGGTGCATCCGGATCGAGTATGCCATCACCGATATCGTGACAGCTGGCACCACCCATTGTAAAGAAGGAGTGACCGCCGATATCGTATACCTGTCCGCGCATGAGGTGAATGAGTGATGGTCGGATAAACTGAACCTTGCCGCCGTGCCACTCATTAACCGGGTACCGCGCCAGAAGGTCATAATTCGAGTGATTCCCATCGACGAACAGCGTGGTGAACGGTTTCTCGTCCAGCCACTTGAACCAATACCGCTCGCTTGGACTGTCGTCCCATATTCCAAAGTCACCACAAATGATAACGTAATCTTCTTTTGTCAGTCGCTTCTGTTCAGGGAAGTTCTGGCTTGAAAAACGCTCATACTCACCGTGGGTATCGCCGGTAATAAAGATCATGTGATGTTTGCCTCCTTGAAAGCCACATTATTGGCGACCAATTCATCGAATGTTACCGGCGCGTAGCCGTTAATCTCCACTCCTGCATTCAAAGCGTTTGGCATACCGCAAAGCAGAGGCCAGTATTCGCTGTCGGTATTGTCATGAATGTGGCCGTGGATCAAATATCGTCCTCGGCTGGCACCGTTCCATGTCATGAGCGGATAATGGCAAAGCACCAGCTTGTGATTGCCATCACTTAGTTCCGCAAAATGCTGAACGCTCAAGAAGAAGCGGTCGAGATCCGCCTTTTTCATCCAGCCCTTGTCATGGTTCCCGATAATCAGGTGTTTCTTGCCTTTCAGCCGTTGAAGATATTCGTTTGCAGGAACTGTATTGCGGAAGAAAAAGTCGCCGAGAATAAATACAGTGTCGTTGCGATTGACTCGTCGGTTCCAGTTATCGCAAAGAGCCTTGTTCATCTCATCCACAGACGCGAAGGGCCTGTTGGTATGTTTAAGGATATTCGCATGCCCGATATGGAGATCAGCGGTGAAGTAGACCATTCAAAGCCCTCCTCTATAGTATTTAGCTGCTATGGGTTACTCGTCTTGCTCTTTGTAGTTCCGGCAAGCTTCCTCAATCTCTGCGATTTGTTCAGCAGTATAGAGGCATCCGAAGCGTTCTAAGTAGTCAGACCAGCCGAAGAGAAGAAGATCCGGCTTTCCCTCCGTATATATCAAAATGGGACTACAGCCGGATTCTACCTTTTCCAGCATGCAGTCCACATTAGCTTGAAACTCTTCACGAGTTACCCTGTAGCACTTGCTGAGATCAAGCGATTCACTCATTTTCGGAGCACTCCCTTTCACGAAATTCATCAGCCCATCGCTTTATCGTTTCCCGATTCTTTGGATCAATGAAATAACGGAACATTGCACGTGTGACAATATCTACGGAGGTATGTTTTCTTTCGCATAACGCCGTGAAGTCACGAAATGTCTGCTCATCGACTGGTATGGTATAGTCCTCGAGCGGCGCCAGCGCCTCGTAACTTTTCATCAAGAAGTACATTTTGTCAATGTGCTTTTCTATGTGCCAGTGCCCGCAGAACCAAGAGCCATAGCAAAGGCGTTCTTCAATTGAGTCCAGCCATTCTTCCGTGCTTCTATCTACGGAGCTTTGGTCTAAGCCAGACAGGAATGCCTCTGTGGGCGTGTATCGCGCTGGGCAGGTGTGAGACAAAACACAGTCGACCATCCACCCCACAGCATCCAAGTTATGCTCTACACGGGCCTTTGTTTCAGCAGACGGCTGTTCATCATCGAACCACGACATTCCACGCTGTAGCCGATAGAACTTGTCCACTGAATAAGCGCCGCCAATAACAACCACCCTGTATCCGTCAAGGTCGAACACCTCGCCGTCCTTGGCAAACAGAAGGTTTGGATATGCAGGCTCATAGTACACGACACCGCCATTCCATTTCGTTTCCTCGTATGATGCAATTGTCTCGGGACGCATTTCATGGTTTCCGTGGATGCAGAACACCGTGACCCCTTGCTTATTGAGGAACTTCTTTGACTTATTATCGCCTCGGTCGCTCCCGTAGTAGTTTAGGCCCACATCGCCGAGGAGGATGACGGTGTCGGTTGACTGTATATCATAACGCTTGAAATCATTAAGAAGCCGACGTACATCGCCGTGGATATCTCCGGTGAGATAGTACATGAAACACCTCGCTATTCGTTTTCTTCAACGCCAAAAATCCGATATAGATCGTTTCGGCATTCCTCAAGCTGAAGGTCAATTTGCCGTTTGTACCGCTGCTCGGCGGTGACCTTTAGCCACTTCTTTTTGAATCGGCTGACATCGCTTATGTATGTTTCTTCCCCAGTATCTCCCGATGCACACCAGTCGAAGCTGTGCAGAACGCAGAACATATCATACACCATTTCGGATAACTCAGCATCTTTCAGTGGGTTGATTTTCCGTGCTTCAGCCGATTTGCTGAAGCCTTTTTCGCCATAGTCAGGGTGAAGATTCCAGCCAAAGATTTCTTCGCACAAGCTGTCATTTGCGTAATTAAATCGACCACCGCTCATATCGCTACCCCTCTCTCTGGACTTCATCAAAGCTGAAAACTACAGCATTGTTTTTTTCTGAATAGGTGCCCTTCAACGAGTATGATTGTTCTGTGTCTAATCCGTTGGCACGAAGCAGCCCTTTTATAAACTCCTGACTATAGATGCGGAAGACAACATGCCGGTTTGTGAATAGGTTCTCCGGTGTTTTGAATGAGAGAACCTCTGTTGGCTCACACGGCGATATTGCGACTGATTTATATGTGTCATTTACCCGCAGGCAGATATAAGGAGGATTACCAAGCACGTGAACGACTTCTTTGCCTATGCTTATGGCATTACGATAACCCTGTATTGATATAGCGATTCGAGTACTCTTAATCTTTCCGTTCGGGGTCTCGTTATCAATAATCATATCCGCCACCATTTCCGTTCACGAGAGCATTTGCTGGTGGTCTTTCTGGAGAAGCTGCAATTGGCATTGCAGCTTCTCCAGTTTGAGCCGCATAACCGTCAAAGGCTTCGAAGAGGTTCAACTGCTGGCTTGCGGCATAGTCATTATAAGACTTTCCAATGCAGTCTTTGTACTCGTCTGGATAGTATTTCACTTGGCGTTTTTTGATTTCACCAGTATTTTTGTCGACATACTCTATCGGAGTAGGTGTAAACATGATGGATTCCTCGAGGTCAAAGACGAGTATCAAACCCCGCGGTGAGGCGGCAATGCGACCAAGCGCCTTATATCTGCATTTGTCGTCCCAACCCATCAGGTCGAATATCTTTTTGATGAACTCGAGCGAGGTAATATCCTTGTTGACCCATGATTCTTCTTTCGGTCGCGCCCACTCCACAGAAGCACTTTCTTCTTCCGCGCATGTGACAATAGCGAGTCGCTTTTTCTCGCGGTTTACAATGGGCAGTATGTATCTGACTCCTTCGAACAGCCGGATGCATGCCATGTTGCAGGTGAAACGCCCGTACTTGATGCTTACTGCCGGCTTCTTAAGCATAGAGAACTGAGTCCTTGGTGGGAGCTCGTAGCCGTCGAGGTTCTCAAACGGCAAGTCTTCCTTCTGCTCCAAGCGCGCTTGAACAAGCTGATGAATAAGCTCCTGCTCCTTGGCAGAGTAGGCGGTTCCTTTTTTCTCGTTTTGTTCCGTGTCTAATTTCGTTTGCATTTCGCTGTCCATGGCTGCCTCCATTCATTCGTGCCTGTCACATCGACATGAGCAATTGGTCTACTTCCCTGAGTAATTCCTCTCTGGTGGGGATCTCTCCGATCATCGGATTCAACACCGCTGTGCCTTGAATTGAGATGTCTTCTTCCGTAAGAGTATCAATGATTGTGTCGCGGAGCTTACGTGCAGCGTAGCTCGAACCAACTGTTGTGCCACCCCAGACATCTGGGTAAGCATACGTTATATCAGCCTCCACATCCTCGGTACCATGATCAACGCTATCTCGTTTGTATGGAATATACTTCACTGCACTTTGGGCTTCATCGATTGAGAGGCTGTCTTCCTGCGGTTGCTTTCTTTTGCCCGGCAGGATCTGAGGTTCATCCAGATAGAACATAAGCATCTTAGCGTTGCCTCGCGTTCTGGTAATCCCCCGGAACTTGAACTTGTACTGATGCATCCACATCATCTCATCATATATCGCGCCACAGAATGCCCTTGCCGCAATGCTCGTCACGATTTCCCCGTTGTCATTTTCCCACTTGAAAGCGTTTGGTGAATTGGAGTCACAAGCACGTATCACCAAGGCTTGGAGAAATGGATGATACAGTATCTCGACCGATTCACTCTGGCCAAGGTTTATATGGCTTGATTTGCTGAACTGTATGCGAGACGGCGAGAGCGTTATTGTTGATGTGCTCCTGTTTATGAAGAAAACGCCATGTGGTACTTCATAGCCTGTTAATTGCATCGAGAGGACATTACTGTGTTGTCCTCCTGAGAAGATTCGAGCTTTCTGCTGGAGCTCGTCAAACTCAGCTTCAGTATATACACCTCGACTGATCTGCTTTATAATGTCTGCGCTGATGCCGCCCCACGTTGGGCAAATGCTCACGAAGCCCTTCAACGCCCCACTCTCTATGACATTCAGTTCCGACACGCCACCTGTCGCGCGGGTATTTGCGAATACGCAATGCGCCGCTTTTGCGAGTTCCGGCGTTACAATGCCCTCATGATGAGCCGGGACGAAAGCCTTGACTCTTGTCTTGATATTCTTTATTGTTTTGCCCTCGACGTAGTCAATGACGATCCTTTTTCTAACGTCGAGGTCGCCCCAGCGCCGCTCGTTCAGCATGATCTCCTTTACCATTCGAGAATCCCATGTCGTATTGCCCTTTAGCGTCTTTCTACCCTTTTCCGTCAGGATCTGAGCAATCTCAGGTAGCGAATATCCGCAGATGTAAGCCAGAAAGACAAACCGAACTGTAATAGCCTCGTCTTCTTGTATGATGAGTTGGCCGTCGGGCGTATGTCGATATCCCAGTAAATCTGATATAGGATATTGCCCCATGCAGATGCGTTGGTCGTAAGATAAAATCATGCGGCTGCTCTTTTGTGCCGACTCCCAGTCAGCAAGCATGGCGTGGATTGATAAAGACTGGCTGCTCTTAGGGTCGAGCGTATATATGTTTTCAGTTTCGAAGTAAACTCCGACCGGGTGGGATGGGTTTTGTGTCCGAAGCAGGCGCAGCTGTTCTGTGCAGATGGCAATGTTTCTGGCAAATCTGGATACGCTTGCGCACAGGATAAGATCCATCTTGTTGTCTGCAGCATCCTGCATCATCCGCATGAACTCCGTGCGCTTTTTTATTGAAGTTCCAGACTTGCCCTCATCACTATATATCTGCTGCAGCTCCCAATTCGGAGTCTGCTCGACTTTCTCCGTGTAATACTTCGTCTGGTTTTCTATCGAAGAGACTTGCTCCGTGCTTTTTGTGCTGACACGAGCATATACAGCAACTCGCTTTTCGTCCTCATCTTGTATTGTAGGCGTAGGGTCTGGATATATGATGACAGCATTAGGAGACGCTGTCGTATTCCTAACTCGCTGGCGAATCGCGTACTTGAGACTGTCTCTGTCTGCATCCTGTGGCCGCCACGGGCGCTCAATTAAATCGCGAGACTTATCTGAGCTTTCTGAAGGTGTCACACTCGCGTCAACTGAAGTCTCGGCATCCCCGGCAGCCTCCGTATATTGTGTTTCCTTGATATCGTCCATGATGGCGTCATCTCCTGTTTTTACTCTCCTGCTAAGTGATCCATACCCGTAATGACCTTAGCGCTCCATTGATTATAGTCATCAGGGGCCAGAGCCACCAATTCAGATGCCATTTTGTAAAGAGCTTCGCGTTGGGCATCCTCATCTTCGATGGTGTTAATGTTGTACGCTTTATCTTCCGTTAGAATCTGGATGCCGTTACCCATCTCAAACAGCATCTTTATAAGGTAACTAAACTCCTTGGCATTCGCCGCCAGATATCCGCTTGTCAGCTCATCAATGCATTCGACTTTGCCAAGAGAGCAATCACGAATGAGCCGGAGCATTTCAGGACGCTGCCGAATTTCCTTTTTGCCAGTGATATCAATGTATGTCCCAACAAGCTGGAACTGCGATGAATCTGAGTATTTGTTCGCATAATATGAAGAGTGAAAAGCTATCGCCTCGTCACGGCTACGCTCCCATAGCTTGGCAAGCTTCACATATCCCGCCACCTTGACTTTTCCGTTCTCGTTGGGCATTGCGCTCATTTGACCACCTCTGGCAACGTCCAATACCATGCGTTTTCTTTTTTGTACGCCTTTATCCCAAGTTCCTTTTTGACGGTCTGGACCGTTCTGCGGGATATGCCCATCTGGTTCGTTTTATAGAATATCGAGGCACTGGGGGCATCGCCTTCGGACAGCAACTCCAGAAGCATCTGCATTGCTGTCTCGCTTTTGCTCTCATCCATCTGCCCATCTATTTCCTCACCGGGAACATTGACTTCGCACGGCCCTATCCATTGAAAGCCGGTTTCCTTGTCGAATGAGAAGCCGATGGGCGGGCCTTCTGGCGCGAGGCTTGATTTGATTGGATGCAGATAACGTATTTGCGGATCTGATTCGTCTCTGGTAACCATGAGAACGCTTCTGGCGATTGCCGCAATATCTATGCTGCCGAGACCGCGATATAGGTTTTTTCCGCCCTGTGTTTTGTTCATGTGTCCGACGAGAACAACGGCGCATTTGTGCTTAGCCGCTATCATGGACAGTTTGCTAAGTACGCTTCTCATCTTGCCAGCACTTTGCATATCTCCGTCTTGAGCAAGAAAGGATTGTATCGGGTCAAGGATAAGAAGTCTGGCATGTGTCTGAGCTATCGTTTTTTCGAGGCGGCTATCATCCAATGTCAATGATCTGTCCTCATCAATGATATACGCCACCTTGCCGCAGTCAGCGCCTGCAGCCATGAGCCGCGGCTTTACAGTATCTGCCGCGTCATCCTCGGCGCACTGGTACACAACGCTGTGAGCCTCACCAAAGGCAAACCCGTCAGGCATTGGTCGGCCCTGGGTAATCGCTGCCGCGATATTCAGCATTATTGTCGACTTACCCTCGCCGGGATCGCCTTGCAGAAGCGTAAGCTTTCCATATGGGATATATGGGTACCACAGCCAGTCAACCGCTTTAGGTTTTACAGACGAATAGAATGCATAGGTACGCGGTTTGCTCATATGCATTCAACTCCTTCGGATTCGTGGTCGCTATCCTCGAAGAAGCTCATCCACTCAGTGTTTAAGGCAGAGGCAATTACCTTAGCATTCGCTACGGAGAGAGTGCGCGCACCAGTTTCATACCGGCTTATACTGACGGCAGACAATCCTGTAGCCTCTGCCAGTTCTCGCTGCGTCATATGTCGAGCTTCTCGCTGATCTCGCATGCAGCTCATAGGTTATCGCCCCTCTCACATACCGTCTCGGCATTATGATAATGCCAAATTGGTAAGCTGTCAATACTAAAAATGCCAAATCGGTGATTACAACGCACCAGAGCGGCAATATAATTATTGTAGAGATGAGGTGAGCCTATGAGACTTAAGGAAATTCGCTTACAGAAGGGGCTTTCACAGAAGGCTGTTTCTGAGAAACTTGATTGCGCTCCGACTGTTTATTCGAGATATGAGACGGGCGACCGAGAGCCCTCGATTGATATGCTTCTAAAACTCGCCGCATTCTTCGGCGTGACGGTTGATTATCTTCTTGGCAATGAGGAAATCACTGTATCTACACTTTCTGCCTACGAAACAGATTTGGTCACAGCTTCCCGTGAGGCAGATGAGCGTGCGCGCGAAGATGCGCTCACCATGCTGCGATCTCATCGCATAGAAAAGAAAAAAGAGAGCCTCGCGTAACAAAGCAGGGCAACATCATATATCTTCACTGGGACTAATCGAATCTCTGGATTAGCCTCCCGTTTTTGCGCGCTCTTTTCGGATAGCAAGTCTCCCATTCCACAGAAATAACGCAAGGGCGCAATGTAGGCAAACACATTGCGCCCTTGCGCTCTTGCGCTCTTGAAATTGCTTGTGTATCGTTATCGGCAGTGCCGTATCTTGCGGATGTTTGGAGCTATGGCCTGCTCAAACTGCATCCCGCCTTTAAACGTAATCAGCAGCTTCTCGCTGTCTATTACCTTGATCGTTTCTATGAGTTGCCGCACCAGATTATCATCATATGTGCCCATCTGGTTTGGCTCCAGCGCCAGCGCTTCCGTGATCGCTGACAGGCGACTCTCAACGGCGCCATCACTCAAATCTGCTTCTTTTTTCTTTTCCAGTCTTTCGTTTAGAGCTGTTATGCTATCAGACATCTCTTTGAGCCTGCCTTCGTTTTCAGCAAGTGTGTTTTTGCTGATGCTCTCAGTCATTAATTCCATGACCTGTGCTTTCAGGACTCTAATCTGGTCTTCAAGCTGATCTGCGCAGAGACTCTCTGGGTTAACCTGTACGAATGAGCGGCTAAGTTGGTTCGAGAGATAAGCTATTGATGAAGCACGCTCCCTGCGTGTCGCTGAAAGTGCTCTTACTATGGCTTCGTGTAGACTTTCTTCATCCAGTGTGGGTGAGTTCTTACAGTATTTCGTGCCGTGGTCATAGCGATTGGTACAGCGCCACACCGTTTTCTTTACACCCCTTGTAGTCCACACGATTCTCTTGTAGGGTGTGCCGCATTCGCCGCAGACAAGTATTTCAGTGAGCGCATACATGCTGCTGTACTTTCCAAGCTCAGTCTGTGCCTTATCCGATACTTTCCTTTTTGAACTGCGCCTTGCGTGTTCCAGTTGAACGCGTTCGAACTCGCTACGCTCGATAATCGCCGGGTGGTTGTTCTTGATAAAAACTTTCGGCAATTCGCCATTGTTCTTCTTGACCTTTTTGCTGATTGGATCAGTAACATAGGTTTTCTGGAGAATTACATCCCCACAGAAACGCTCATTTTCAAGGATGTTTCTGACCGTTGCTGTTGTCCATACCTCTTTTTTTCGTGGGGACGGAACGCCATCGCTCACCAATGCATCCCGTATGGCAATTATGCTGTCACCAGCAAGATACCGTCTGTATATGCGTCTGACGACCTCGGCTTCCTCCGGGATGATTTCCGGTTTGCCATCATCACCTTTTTTGAAGGCATAGATGGTTGAGTACGGGAACGAGTCCTTGCCCTCCTTCATTGCCATGCGTTTTCCCATCTTAACGTTAGAAGACAGGGAGTTCAATTCCTCCTGCGCAAGGCTGGAGAGGATTGTGAGTATGACCTCGCTGGTGCAGTCGAGAGAGTTGATATTCTCTTTCTCGAACAGGACGCCAATTCCCATCGCCTTGAGCTTACGGACATAACCGATGCTGTCCAGCGTATTTCTGGCAAATCGGCTGATTGACTTTGTTATGATTAGGTCGATTTTGCCGGCCTTGCAGTGCCGAATCATCTTCATGAAATCCGGTCGCTTTTCGGCAGTTGCACCACTGATCCCGGAATCAGCATATATTCCCGCAAGAGACCATTCAGGCGTTCTTGCAATCAGCTCTGAATAATACTTTTTTTGCGTCTCATAACTCATGAGCTGCTCATCCTGCTCTGTCGATACTCGGCAATATCCGGCAACATTAAGCTGCCTGTCGAGCTTCTTGCTGCTCCCACGATGGATTGTAGCGGGAATTACAATGACTTCTCTTTCCGGGCCGGACATATGTCATGCTCCTTCCGATATGGTTTCTCCGCTTTTCAGTGACAGTGACACGGTCACTGTCGCGGTGACAACGATTTGATCAGTTATTGCCATCAGAACATCTGGGTTCAGATCTGATTCGTGCTGATGTTCCTTCAGTAGTTCTTGAAGGGCAAGCGCTGTGGCTGAGTTATTATCGCAGGCTTCATATTTTGCCGTTGCTAATCTAAGGATTAACTTCCTCACCTCAGCCTCGTCAGCGACTTCGCGAGCGAGGATGTCGTTAATCTCATTCTGGAGTCGCGCCAGCTTCAATGCTGACTCTGGGATTCGGTCTGTGCTCGGTTTTACCAGATTAGGATTTTGCTTAAGTCGGTAGAGCAGTGCGGTGACCGTTTCCAGCAGAAACTCATCTGTTACAGCGTTCGGGATGTGCTGGTTATCATTTTTACAATACCAACGTGTTCGTCCGTTGGCGTGTACGCGGCGCGCCAAGGGCTGGCCGCACTCTCCGCACACAAGGAGCTTTCCAATTTTGCGAAGCGCAGGCGGTTCAGTATAATTCAGTTGCTTTTGTGCCGCTTTTGCAGCCGCATACTCATTATGTTCAATTATGGAGGGGTAGGTATCGGTACCGAGATAATCCTCATTTTGAACCAGACGGGCAATCATGTTCTTGTTCCACACAGGCTTTGCGGGGGGGTAGGATATGCCATCTGCTGTGAGCGAGTCGGCGATTGCCTTATAGGAAGACCCCATTGCATATTCGCGGAAGACACGACGCACCGTGTCCGCTTCCAGAGCGTTAAGCTTTACGGTACCGCTTTCAACCCGATACCCAAAGGGGAGCATTCTGTTCTTAGCCATTACCGTACCGTCCTCACTAATCTTTCTTTGAGTTCCAATCCATTCGCTATCTGAAAAGTCAGCGTATCTCCGTTGACCGTTACCCGTTCCACTATATCTGAGCACAGCGTTTCGTCCATGCCACTGATATGTGGAGGGCCTTCGTCGAGGATGCCGATTAGGTCTTCCGTTTTTTCGATGATGTCATCATCGTCCCGGGCGCTTTGCAGCTTGGATTTAGCAATTTTCAGTGCTCTTAATTTTCTCTTTATATCATCTTGCTGAGATACAAAGAGAGCAGAATCAAGGATTCCTCGAGCCATAAGCCCGTTCATCACATGATTCTGCTCTGAGAGTTCTGCTATTTGTTTGTTGATGGTTTGTATTTCCGGGTTGTTAATATAACGAGAATCTCGCAGCTTCTCAAGTTGTTCCTGCATGGGCACGAGGATTTTCTCGCTGTTGGCTTTTAGCTTGTTATACAGCCGTACAAACGCCATATCTATATCCGGCTCGGCAATTCGTTCAGCAGCGCAGTAATCGCTACTTTCATCATGCAGACGGCAAGTCCAGTATATCTTGCCCTTAGTCACACGACGACGGTATGATTTACCGCACTCGCCGCATCTTATTTTCAGACTCCAAGGGAATGTGCGCTCTGCGATGCCGGATGCTCCGCTGTGTTTTTGCTCTAAGAGAAGATTGGCGAGCTTGAACGAGATGGGATCGATTATTCCCTCGTGTGTGCCGGATATGTATATCTTTTCAAGCTCACCACGGTTCTTGACTTTTCTGTAAGGCAACTCATCGGTCTTGAAATTCTTTTGGAGGAGCATATCCCCAATGTAGCGCTCATTTCGCAGCATGGAGTAGATGGTTTTGTGTCGCCATCTGCCGCCACCGTCCTTGCGTGGAATGCCTTCCTCAGTCAGCCCTCTGGCAATCTCATAGGCGTTGCATCCGGAGAGGTACTCTTCAAAGATTCGCTTTACGATGACTGCCTCGGGTTCAAAAACTTGCGGTAACTTATCTACAAGGCGGTAACCGTAAGGAACACTGGAAGACACATAGTCGCCATTCCTCATGCTCATTCTGTTGCCGCGCTTTTTGTTCTGCGAAATGTTCTGCGATTCCTCCTGTGCGAATGCGGAATAAAGCGTAAGCAGAACCTCACTGGTTATAAGACCAGTATCGATTCCCTCCTTTTCAAACAAGACGGACACGCCGATGTCTTTCAATTCACGGACAGATGCAAGGGAGTCCATAACATTTCGGGCGAACCGGCTCGTCGACTTCGTGATAATCCGGTCGATTTTCCCCCGCCTGCAGTCAGCCATCATGCGATTGAAATCATCGCGCTTTTCGATAGAAGTACCAGTGACCGCCTCGTCTGCGTACACATCAACATATTCCCATTTCGCATTCGACATGATAAGGTCAGCATAATACCGCCGTTGCGCTTCGTAGGAGTTGAGCTGGTCATCGCTGTCACTGCTCACTCGGGCATAACCGGCGACTCTCAGTCTGATAGGCGTGACTTGTGCTTTAGGAGCGATATAGATGACCTCTCTGTTTTTGTCCAGTGCATTCGCTCCGATTACCGTGCTGATTGCCGTCATAATACCCCTCCCTTCAGCAACACACAATACCATCAAAGATCAGGAAAAGCTATACCCAAACCGCACTAAATTAACAAAAGTGAGAGTTCATTCTCATACGCGATTCGACGTGCTGTGCGTTCCTTTTCTTCCTCCGAAATGAGTCCCAGCCCAATGAGGCGGTTCATCAGCAGGAGAAGATCGGCAAACTCCACAATATTCAGTTTTCCAATTCGTTCACTGTCCATTTTGTGCCTCCTCGTTTTTGATTCTTGATCTCACAAAAATAGGGGCCGCTCGTTTTGGCTGCCAAGGAAATAGCTTGGCTAACCTTCTGAGCGCCCCCCATGGCTTCTAATATCAAGTGACCGCGTCAAAACTTAATGGGAAGAGTCCCTTTCCTGCTCGCACCGTTGTAGATGCGATAGACCTGATTGAGATACTTCTTTGTGCCGGGGAGATTGACGTCCGACCTGCCACTACGGTAGATAGAGATTGGATCGACATTGCGGAGCTTATTTACAAGGCGGGTTCGGTTGTAATCGCCATGATAAAGCTCCACAAAAGCAAGCACACCCAGCAGTGTCTCTGCCCGTAAAGACTCGGGGGCACCGCCCCACGCTGCCATAAGAATGGCAAGAGCCTCTTTGTACAGTTCTGCACCGACCCGTTTGAATTCAGAGAAAGCGGTGTTGATGCAGATAATTCGCTTGGCACCGCATCCTTGCTCAAAGCCAAGGTGGAAGCCCGCAGCTTCTGTGGCGCGAAGGAATGCAGTTGCATCCGGATCTCCTGCAAAGATCAGCGCTCTCATCTCGGCACTGGCAGTCAGAGGAGCAGACTCGCCAGTCTGCTGGGCAAAGAGCAGAGCTTCATCGCTCTCGGTCAACCCACGGTAAACTTTACACCTGATGAGAATATCTCGCCCGCCATTCATCTTTACTCTGGCGGCGATGGTATGCTGGCCGTCGAACACGTAATAACAGCCATTACGAAAACTCACCTTCGGTTCATTGGCGATATGCTCGTCAAACTCAGAAACGATACGAGAGACACGCGATGGACGAAGCCTCCGCTGATAAGCTTTGGGGACAATGAGATCTTTGCTGCTGATGAGCATAATTTCATATGGCATTTCTGTGTGCTTCATGTTCATTCTCCTTCAATTTCTAAAATATACTGTTTTGGCTCCTGCATGATTTCGATGACTTTGGCCTTGTATGTGCTATCTTCCAGCAAACGTGGAAAATCAGAAAAAAGAGTGTCGCATACACGGATCATATCTGTCACAGCGCCTCGAAGCGTTTCCAAGATGGAGTCCTCACTGGCCGGGGTCGGAGTCTCTCCTTGCACCATATCTGCGTAGATATCACGGATTTCCTTCAACTCCTGCCGTGCTTCTTTTCTTGAGCCTATCGGCTGAGGTGTTGGCTTTTCCCTGGGGACTCGCAGTTTCTCAGCCTTCTGACGCCTTTCTTCGGGAGGGGCTTTAGCGATGGCTGCAACATCCTTTGCAGATGGATTAATAACGCCAGTAAAGATTTCCTGACTGATTCCAGGAATTAGAGTCTCTGCTGCATCCATTCCCCGAACAAATGCGCCTGCACGTTCTACATAGGCGTGACCTACTTTGTTTTCACGGGCTATGCGTTGACTTGTCGTCTCGTTCCGCAAAACCTCCGTTTGAGGTTTTGCGGTGAACTGTCCATTACTATCGCGGCTTGTACTGCGGTTTCCACCATGTGCCGCTTTCTCCGATTCAAACTGTCTGCCGATAAGTATCTTCTTTTGTAAATCAGTAAGGTTTCGTCGTCCTAATTGATTTTTGCATATCCAAGAGATTGCCTCATAGCGGTTCACGAAATGCTTTTCGTGTATTCGATACTCAATGCCGGGATGCGCTTGGGCTATCTTGTATCGGTTGTGTCCGTCGATGATGGTTCCATCCCATACGATGAGCGGCATGAGGATTAGCCCCTCAGTCAGAATGTTTTCTTCGAGTTGCGCATATTCCTCATCCGTTAAAGAAGGGCAGATGGACTCAAACTCAGGGTCTATCTTCAAAACTGTGTTCATCACGGGGCCTCCACTTCTGTGGGAAGGTAGGCATCCTCGTCCAAACGCAGGCTGATACGTAGTGCCTCGTCAATCTTGGCCATCTGTTCTTTAGTGAGCTTCCCCGCATATCGGCGGATGCGGCGCTTATCAATGGTTCGCAGTACTTCCAGCATAAAAACCGAAATATCCGGAAGTCCTTCTACATCTGACAGCTCAACATGAGTGGGAAGATCCTTTTTCCTGTGCCGCTGGGTGGTAGCTGCTGTAACTATGAGTGTCGGAGAGAAGTAGTTCCCAACGTCGTTCTGAAGTATGAGGACTGGACGAGTCCCACCCTGTTCGTGGCCGAAAGCCGGTTCAAGATAGGCGTAGTAGATCTCGCCTCTGTAAAAATCATGATAGTTTTGTTCCATGAGCTATACCTCCAAATCTGGTAATATGTAGGTATGGAGGCCGCTCTTTGGTTGGACAAGCACAGGCTTGTTTCAACGCATGCTGAGCGGCCTCCATATTTGTAATTATTTTGCGCGTTGATGGCTCCATTCGACACTACTTCCCGAGCCGTGGGCGGTCAAGTAAGCACTGCGGTTGGCTCCGCACTCCGGGAATCTCACCCCTCCGAGGATCTCTCCGAGCTGCCCCCATTGTTTGAGACTGTGGCTGGGCAGGGGTACCATTATAGGCGGACGAGGACATTGCGAAACAGCTTGCCAAAGCTGTTTTAGGATGGGTGGGAACCGCTGGGCACCTTATTTGGCCGTCTTTTATGTGGATTTACCATCCACACAGGTGGTCATGGCGCACCCTCCGCATCGCTTTTCCCGTTTAAGGCTCGTCCGCTGACGTTATGCACTTGCCGGATATGACCGCCTAAAGCAGTGTTTTTCAAAGAGCAATGGAGGGGCATGATGGTTGCTCCCATTTTTCCCTCTCACCCTCTATTGCCGCTTTTTTCTCGAGTTGGAAACCAGAAAATTTAGTTTTTTAAGAATTTTTTTGCTGCGCTTGCTGATAGCAACATGTGACAGCTCCTCAATTGCCGCCAATTCACGCATGGTTTTCCTTGCATCCGAAAGGAATAACTCATTTATTAGGCTGCGTTCCTCGGGAAGCAAAAGAGAAAGGGCGCTGTGAAGCGCTTCCTCTTGGAGGCTGCACATTGCAGCGCCCTCTGTATCCTGTGTGTCATCTGGGATATGTTCCTCGCCGTTTCCATCGGTATCGAACTCACAGCCAAACAGAGAAATGGTTGTAAAACCAATTTTAGATTTGGACAGCCGTGCGCGGCGCCGCAGCTCTTTACGCCACTCAATATACTTTTCGGTTGTAGCCTCAATTACGATTGGTTCCATGTCCTCCTCATCCATCTCAATAAAATATCGTCCCTTGGATTCTGGAGATTTTGTAAAGAGGAAAAACTCTCTGCCGGTCATTTCCACCCATTCTGGGGCGATTCCATGACAATTCGCGTCTTTCCATCTGAAATACCTTTTGTACACTGTTCATTCTCCTTATCGTTTTTTGGTTTTCGGGGAGCGGGGGAAGAAAACCAAAACGACGGAGGAGAACGACAACCGGGGCGGGTGTGCCTATAGCGCCTGTCCATGCTAACTCTCCAAAAATGGGCAGCAAAAAAGGCCGGGCGCGATAATTAATCACGCCCGGCCTTCCGGCTCCCGTATTGGCTGGAGAGAAGAAAACAGCCGCAAGGCCTGTGTTATCAGGTCTTGCGGCGGATAGTCAGTATTCCCCAGCATGGACAGTGTAGCATATTGACAGTCGCTTGGGAGTAGGTAAAGGGTCGGAACTTAGTCGGGATGCAGTCGGTATTTAGTCGGTAAACAATCGGCGCAGTTCTGGCAGTGTATATCCAAACAAGCAAACGCCAAACAGGTGAAGGGCCTCCTTCTTTCTGTCATAGAACACACTGCGCTCAATTCTCAGCGCCTCGGACAGCTCCGGCTCCGTCAGTGGAAACCGACTGATGTACTGCTTGTCCAAAATCTCGTAGTAGACGTTGCCGTAGACGGGATAGGCCTTCATTCGAACCAGCGCTCTGTCAATGAGGTCTATATACATGCGAGTTTCACAGACGCAGCAGACACGTTCGGCAAATCTGTCTGCCTCCACATCTGGGGCAAAGTCTGCAAGATAGCGGAATCCTGCGTCCAAATTGTGTCCGCCCGTCTCATATGCATGGTCACGGATTTCCTCCAGTTGCTCGCTGATTGCCCATGTGACGTCGCGGTAAACTGCGAGGAGCAGCTTCGATTTATGGAACACCGCATCGCTGTCCATCCCGAGGGATGCAATTTTCGCTTTATGCTTGCGTAAAGCAGCCGTTTCTTTTGCCATCTCTAAACCTCCCTTGAGCCATAAGCGGCAAACCAAGCCTCGTTAGCGCACTTGCTAACACAACAGTGAAAGGGTGGCGGGGCCCCACCCCGCCAGAAAACTAATCGCAGACTATTACTCCTACAGAGCGTAAAATACCAGCTTGTTTCAGCCGAATGCGAACCGCTGTGCGGGATACATCGAAAATTTCCGTCAGTTCTGTAATCACATCGGCGGTTTCCTTGGAGCCACAGTCGCCCAGCAAGTAGTGCCCTGCATGGCGGCGATGCATGACCGCATACGCTTCTGGATAGAAAACGCTTGCTGGCATCAGCATGGCCGAGGCAAACCTGTCCGCTTGCCATTCCTGCCAGTCTTCCTCTGTCCAATATGCCCGACGCTTATCTCTGCCGGCATCGGAAACACGGCAGGCAATGAAACGATTGGCTCTCCGTAAATTATACTTGGGGCCATCCGCATAGTACATCTGCCGATGGATGATCCAGTGGGCTACCTCGTGCGATACCGTAAAACGGCGGCGGTGCTGATGTTCCTCGCCAAGCAGTCTGGCGTCTATTGCAATGGTCCCGCTCATAAAGCGCTCATCTGCTACCAGCTTGTCCAGATTTACGACCCGGACGATTTTATCATCGAAGAATATCATTCCGAGGATAGTGCCGTGCTGAGACAAGTATCGATCCGTGATAGACAGGCTGTAGCCCTCGTCGGCCAGCGCCTCTATTCTTAGCGGCTGGGGCTTTTCAAACATATATGGCGCATACTGCTTCAACACCAGTTCAGCGACGCCGTCAAAATCCTTGCTGCCGAATATGTACATGCCGTTGCTTTTCTGCGCTAATGGAATCTGCATGATAACCTATCCTCCGTTGTCGATAGAATCAATTATCTTGATCCACATTGTGTCTGGGATGTTGCAGTCGCGGGCCTTGCGGAGCGCCACCCTCGCAAGGTTGGACTGCTGCATATAGGCGCTCAGGTCCGGATACAGCCCCTGTCTGCGTGTTCCGACCAGATCATAAAGCGTTATTTCATCCTCTGCCGAGAGCAGCAATGTTTTGATAAATGAAGGAAGCAGTTTCTCGGACGGAGTTCGGTTGCCCTTCTCAATATCGTGCAGATACGGAGCTGCGATATCCAACTCAGCCGCGAGGCCGCGCAGCGTTTTTCCAAGGTTTTCCCGCTTGTCCCGTATGAAGCTGCCAAGTGTTACGGTATCCATTTTTGCTTCCTCCTATTGGTACATCATGCCGGGCATGACTACTTTCTCACGGCCATCTGATGGCATCTTCAAATTACCCATAAGGCAGGCAGAATAGATTGCCCGTTTGCCAAACCTGCCGCGTATTTCCTCGACCGCAGAGTCGAGCTTTTCTCTCCGCTCCCGCTTGGCTGCGTCTTCAAAAATGCTAATCTGGTAGGGCGTGTCTGCCGGGATGAGATTGATTGCCCGAACAGTGATGGCGCGGACTTTGTTTTGCCAGTGGTAATTTGCCTCAAAGAGTTGCCTTGCTTTACAGGCGATTTCCATGGGGCTTTGTGTTTGCGACTCCAAGGGGGCTTGGTATTGCTTGAAGAACAGGTCATTGTCGCGGATGGTGATTTGAACGCCTCTGGCCGTCAGGGAGTGGAGCCGCAGCCTGTGGCCGATATCCTGCGACAGCTCCAGCATTACGCGCCAAACCTCATAGTTATTGTCGAGGTCAGCATTACAGGTAATGCCATGGCCGACGCTCTTTACCGGGGATTCATAATCTCCGGGCATCACGCGTGAGGAGTCCAGACCGTTTGCGTAACTCCAGAGGGCAAGGCCGTTGACGCCAAGGAGCCTCTTTAGAAAATCCTGCGACTGGTTGGCGATGTCTCCGATGGTTTGAATGCCATAGCTTGCGAACTTCTTCGTCGTCGCCATGCCAACATAGAGAAGGTCTGAAGCTGGAAGCGGCCATATCTTTTCTTTATAGTCATCGGCAGATATAGCGGTAATGGCATCCGGCTTTCGCATGTCGCTGCCTAACTTAGCAAATATCTTGTTGTATGACACACCGATGCTTACTGTGAGGCCAAGCTCTGCTTTTACTGTCTCACGAATTTCTTCGGCTATTTTCATACCGTCGCCAAACATCGTCCGGCTGCCGCTGACATCGACCCAGCATTCATCCATGCCATATCCTTCAACCTGATCGGTATATCGCTCATAGATGGATCTGGTAAGCTTAGAGTATTTGAGATACTCGTCATACTGGGGAGGCACCATGATAATCCCTGGGCAGCACTGCCGCGCCTCCCAATTTACCATGCCGGTTTTAACACCTTTTTTCTTGGCAAGCTCCGATTTGGCAAGAACAATTCCGTGCCGGGACTCCGTGGAGCCACATACGGCAACGGCTTTATTTCGCAGAGCCGGATTGAGCATCATCTCAACGCTCGCATAAAAACAGTTCAGGTCGCTGTGAAGTATCACCCTCTGTGTCATAGGAGTCTTCATCACCATTCTATTGGCGGTTTGTGCTTTCATTATAGTGAGCGTAATACGCTCCGTCAATTCTAAATAATTGTCCTATCGGGACATAAAATAATTGACAAGAGTGTTTCCCCCGGTATATAATTTAGCCATACTGCTTCAGGAGGGAAAAAATATGGCTAACAGCGATAAAGAGAAGCCGCAGCGTTCTAAGGTTATCGCGCTTAATTCGGCGAGGTCGAGATTCTATAATGCCGATGCTGAGCGAAAGGACAATGTTATAGGCAAAAAAATAGCTGAAGCCCGTCATAGGAAGGGCTTCAGCTTGGTAAGTGTCAGCAAGCAACTTGAGAGACATGGCCTCAAAGTCGGAAGCAGTGCGATTGCGAAATGGGAGCGCGGAGAGACCATGATGAACCCATATCAGCTTCTTGCCGTTTGCCGGGTTCTTGACATTGAGAACTGCCTGTCCCTCTGCGCAGACTATCGCCCCGAATTAAACGATACAGGGCTGAAGAAGCTCGATGCGTACAAGGCAGACCTACTGGCTACCGGTCGGTATATGCCGTTGTCCTCCGTCGAAGAGAATACCGTCGAATACATTGAGATGCCTTTCAGCTATCTTTCCGTTTCTGCTGGCCTCGGCGAGTATCTGGGCGAGGAACAATTTGAAATGGAGAGTTTCCCAGCTTCATCTGTGCCTGCTGGAGCGGACTTTGCTCTGCGGATCAACGGTGATAGCATGGAACCGATTTACAGCGACAATCAGATCGTCTGGGTTGAGAAAACCACTGACCTGCAAGTTGGCGAAGTGGGTATCTTCATAGTCGATGGAGAGGGCTTGCTGAAAGTTCTCGGTGAGCAGGATGCGGATGACGATGAAATTGATGACTTTGCCGACAGCTATGGTGAGGTTCGCAGGCAGCCGGTTCTGATCTCGTATAACAAAAAATACAGACCGCGGGTAATCTCAGCCAGTTCAGAGTTTACAATTGTTGGCCGTGTGCTGCACTAATTGTACTGTTTATCGGACATCATAGCGCGTAGGATATAGACATACAACGGGACATTAACTTTCGGTTGGTTTAAGGGAGGAGGGTAACCTTAGTAGATGGACACATTAGCAAGGGTTAAGGAGTTGGCCGATAAGCGGAGCATCTCGCTTTATCGCTTGGCACAAATTAGCGGGATCAACTACTCGACGATCAAGGCATCCAGCAGAAAGAAGGGGCAGCTCTCCGTAGATACCATAGAGCTTGTTTGCGTTGGCCTGGGTATCACGATTCAGGAGTTCTTCTCTGCTGATAGGGCAAGCCCCGCTGTTAAGGGAGAGAGCATAGAGGTGATATAAGTGGCTGGTGAGCACAGCGCAAAGGTATATGTTCCTGTAATTGTCGCCTACGGAGCTGACGGCAAGATGCAGCCGTTTCGAATCAAATGGGAAGACGGAGAGACGTACACCATCGACCGGGTTATGGACGTGCGTCCCGCACCGGCACTGAAAGCCGGTGGACAGGGTGATCGATATACGGTGCAAATCGCGGGAAAGCAAAGCTATCTCTTTTATGAGACCTCCACAGACCAAACCGGCCCGGTGAAAGGACGCTGGTTTGTCGAACGCCGAGATAACGGCTACAAATAAACCATCGAAGGGAGCTGTTCAATGGGGTGAAGGCTGCATTTATTGCCAAGATCGATCAGGGCATCCATGAGCAGGAAATAGACGCTTTGAACAAGGCGCTTTTGTCTCTGATTACTCAGCAAGGTGTTGACGAGTTTATTCTTTCATATCATGAAATTGAGGCTCATGCCGCACCGATTCTAAAAATGCTACAGGTGCAGTATCCACATGTCAAGGTTACCCACACACAGGAAGCGTGTGCTCCTGCTGATATTTATATCGTCGCCTACTTTTGTAATACTTGCTCAAGATATACATCCTGCGAAAGAGATTCGCGGTTAAAAGACGAAATGAACACGAAGATACCCGGAAAGCCATATATAATGCTTCAGGATTTCATTGGACAGAGCTGAAACGGCTTCGCGAAATCCCTTTATGAGATCCGCACCAATCATGCCGATATAGTCAGGGGCCGCTGGTTCATTGAAAGACAAGCACAGCGAAAAGGAGGGTGGGCTTATGACAAACACCATTTCAAACGCACAAGCAACAGACTTTTCATCGCGTATTACCGAGTTGCGGCGCAGCTATGCCGCCGACCAGTGCAAACAAACGGTGTATTATGCGCAGACACTGACCGATGGTTCTGTCCAATATATAGAGAATGCGTCTCGGGCAGATGCGCATCGGGCCTATCCGATCCTGCCTGTTGGCTATAGGGCTAAAGGGACAGGAAAAACAACTATGGTCACAGCTTCATGCAGATGCTCTGATGAAGATCGTGACCGTGAGTTTTGGAGCAGATATGCTGCACAGGAGCGAGAGGAGTTTCCTTTCGATGAAACTGAGCCTATCTATTTCACCGCCGAGCAGATTCAAAGCCTTCGCAACGGAGATCTGCGCGAGACCGTTGAGCAGTTCCTTGGACGAGTCAGCGCTGAATTACCAAGGCGGTACAAGAAACAGGCAGAAGCTTTCATTGACGATGTCCTGTTCGGACTGGACACTGCACCGATAACTTTTGCCGAGCTGAGAAACGATGCTGAGCTTATTATAGAAGAGTCGGCACGAACCTTTATGGACTCCGTTTTTGCGGCCAGGGCAAAGTACACACCAAAGAAGTATCGTGAATGCTTGAAGGCAGATAAGGAGTAAGGGATGTATCAGCATTATCTAAACCGCCCGGATAATATTGCCGAGTGGGAGATTGAAGAGCTTGATCTTCGAATCTTTACATACAAGCAGCTTAAAAAAGCTGGCATTGAATATATAGGGCAACTACTTGAGAAGGAGGTCATCTATTTCAATGACCTTAATCCGTTTTCTCGATTAATGTTCAGGGAAATGGTAGAAGCTCTGGACGGTCTCGGGTTAAGGCTGAAGGGTTATGGCCGGGATAGATACGACTCTGTCGAGCCTTGTATCAGATGCTATAATGACACAGAGCGCAAGCGCTGGGAAGAGGAACTTGCACAACTCGAGGAAGAAGAGAGAGTAAAAAAGCGTGAACGCGCCAGAATCCGAGCAAGGGAACGAAGGACGCTCGTGAAGGCCGCAAGAGCACCGCAGATATCAGCTTGACCAAGGCGGCTCTTTTGCTTATTACTAATAGAGCCGCATTTGAATGAAGTGATAGATAAGGGGACTGACAGTGAGTTTGTATTTTGGGTTTAATACTCCGGAGGAACGGAAAAAACGACGTCAGGCACAACTCTATGGTATCAGCGAGATTGTCACGAAGTTCTTTTGGGATGATGCCCCGTCAAAGTTCCACTTTGAGGAACGGGAAGGGCAGCAGGAGATGGCATTTGAAATACTCGATGCCATCAAGAATAATCAGCACATTGCGGTAGAAGCAGGTGTTGGTATTGGGAAATCGTTCGCATACTCCGTTCCGTTGCTGCTGTACTGCCAAAAAACCAGTGTGCCCATCGTGATTGCTACATCTACGATTGCATTACAAGAGCAGCTTCTTAAGGATATTGGTCGTCTGAAGGATCTCCTCGGAATTCAAACGAATGTGATCCTGGCAAAAGGTCAAGCACATTATCTCTGCTCGAAACGAGCAGAGGCTTATTTGCTTACTCCAGGGGCAGAGATGGTCGATGTAATTGAGGAATGCATGAAGTCTGGGCATCATGACCGGCGCAGCTTTACCTGCGCCGTGCCTTCGGCTATTTGGGATAAGATCAATATATCAAGGTTTAACAAGCGGAGCTGCATGGCGTGTGCGCACCGGGACTATTGCCAATATTACCAATTGCGGGATGATCTGAGGTATTCTGATGGCATTACTCTCTGCAATCAGGATCTATTGACCGCCCACCTTTTTCGGCTTAGTCGTGGTCAAGAGGGCTTCTTGAATACAGAGGACGGGATTATTGTTGTTGATGAGGCGCACAATCTTGAGGAAAAGGTTCGGAACGCTACAACAGAGCGGTTTGGGCAAGCAGGGATTCTAAACACGATCTCTGCTGCGGAGCGCGAAGTACGCAGTGAGGAACGGGAGTATGTCCAGTATCAAGTGACTGGTGCAAGCAGGGCTATCCGCGCGTTGTTCCAGAATCTAAACCAGCAGATGAAGCAGCAGATCAATGACGCAAAGCAGGACATGAAATACGCCGAGCGTTTTTTCTTTCATGATACCGGTAACGCAGTTGACCTCATTCACAAGGCGACTACCGCCTTGGAATCCCTCGCCAGCTCCGTACAAATCTTTGGCAGCAGAAATGCATGGCGAGAGAGTAGCAATTCGGCGTCAGATGACTTATCGTCTATTGCACAGTCTTTTTCAGCACTTTGCGGCGCACTTGATGATAACCTTATTTGGTTGGAGCGACACGGGAATAACGCTGATCTTGTTTTCTGTCCAAAAAACACAAATCAAATCATCCATAAACTGTATTTCAGCGGCACCGTTAAAACAATTCTTACTTCCGCAACGTTAGCTAACACCGCAGAGGGTAGTCTTAACGAACAATATGCTTTCTTTATTCAAAATACGGGTTTCCCTCTGGATGGTTCAGGCTTTCTCTCTGAGCCAAAGCCCTCACCATTTCCTTATGATGAGCATGCTATGATTTACTACTGCGATGACCTACCGCATCCCACGAGGGAGCATGAGGCTTTTATTGAATTGGGTGTTGAGAGGCTTATTCAGGTGTTAAACATATCACATGGTAAGGCTTTAGTGCTTTTCACGGCGAAGACCGATATGGAAGAGGTGTATGCAAATCTTCAGAAAAGGCAGCTTCCGTATAATATCTTGATTCAACAGTCGGGGTCATCACAGGAGCGCGTGCTGGACGAGTTCAAAAACGATGTCAATTCTGTGCTTCTTGGCACGGGTTCATACTGGGAGGGCATTGACATCCAAGGTAAAAGCCTGTCCAACCTCATAATCTTCCGATTGCCCTTTCCGGTGCCAGACCCCATTATTGAGTACAAAGCCTCTATCGCAAAAGATGATTTGATGGAAGTGCGCGTCCCAGAAATGATTATCAAGTTAAAGCAAGGCATTGGGAGACTTATTCGTAATGACTCTGATACCGGGATAGTATCAATCATAGACAGCAGACTAAGGGACAAGCCGGCGGAACGTTATCACGATATCACATGGGCCTCGCTGCCAATACACAATCGCTCAACAAGCATTGAGGAAGTAAGGGCATTCTATGAGAAAATTGAACGCCAATAACTCAGTGTTGATTGATTCGCTACGGGTGAAACATAGTTTCCAATCCGAACAACGATTTGAGGATTAACTAAGCTTGTAGATAAACGCAGAATGCTTTAAGGAGGAGGCAAAATGGACAGAACCATAACTGTAAAGGGGATCGGCAAGGTCAGCGCAAAGCCTGACTACATAGTGCTGTCTATGTCGCTGAAAGCGAAGGACATGGACTATGAAAAAATGATGAATCTGGCCGCAGAGCAATTGGACGGTCTGCGTGAAGCCATTATCAAGGTGGGCTTTCAGCGCGATGATTTGAAGACCTCAAACTTCGATGTACAGCCAGAGTTTCAAAGTGAGCGGGATAACAACGGAAACTACAAGAGGTGGTTCGACGGGTATGTGTGCAATCACGCCCTAAAGCTCGAGTTTGATTTTGATATGGAGAGGTTGGCACGAACCTTCTCTGCCCTTGCAAAATGCCTTGCTGAGCCGGAGTTCTCAGTACAGTTCACTGTAAAGGACAAAGACACCGTCAGTGTAGAGCTTCTTAAAAATGCATCGGAGAACGCGAAGGCAAAAGCTGAAGTCCTTGCCAGTGCTGCGGAAGTGGTTCTGGGCCAGCTTATCACCATTGACTACAACTGGGGCGAGCTGCATTTGTATTCTCCGACGCAGTATGAAATGTCGGATCGCTGCCTCGCAGAAGCCCCTTGTGGCAGCAGCATTGATATTGAGCCTGATGATATTGATGTGAGCGATACGGTCACTTTCGTATGGGAAATCAAGTAGCATATCGCTCTGGCTGAACACTTCTTCATCATGAACACAAAAGCCAATGCTTTCGAGCATTGGCTTTCATTTTTGAGGTTCTTGAAAGTGCGGGGCAAAGAAGCACCGTTGGCGCAATGCGAGGCAAAACCTCAGATTTATTTTTCTGACTGTTGTATTTCTCGCAAGATGTGGTATAATTACTTCGTAATTAACGAACTAATCATTGGAGGCTGCTATGATTATATTAGATGTAAAACTGAATAACCTCTATGGATTCAAGGATTTTGACATAGCTTTCTCTTATCCTAAGAAGATTGTCAATTCAATTATTGAAAACGAGCATGTCGCTGAAAGGCCAAACTTCCGGTACAAGAAAGCTGTTATCCTTATGGGCGCAAATGCCACCGGCAAGACAAGTCTTGGCAAGGCGCTGCTCAATATAATCAGCTTTATCAACACCGGGGACACCTCGACACTTGCATCAATGGCGCCGGTCGGTTGTAATGGTTCCTTTCTGATTGACTTTGTGAACAACGGCTTCACCCTTCACCGCGTATGTGGCAAAATTGGAGGCCACTATCCATACGATGGTGATATCGGAAGCGAGATTACAATTGAGTATTCGTCAGCTCCTATTGGGCCAAAAGACTCCTATGAGATGTGCGCTGAGAAGCTGGTCAATCAAACTAAGATGATCGCAGGCGACTATGCTAAACTCGGTAAAATAGTCGGCAGGCTTGATTTCACTTTTTCTTGTCCAGATATAAAGCCAACGGCGAAGGTGACGAAAGTCAATCGGAACATCGTGTTGAAGACCTTGAAAGCGGTTATCGGCACTCTTGACCCAACACTATCTGATGTGCGTATCTCTAAGGATTTGCGCAACTCGTTTATCATCCGCAGAAATGGTGAAGAGATCATTATTCAAGACGGAAAGCTGCTGAACCGTGAATCTCTATCAAGTGGTACTGCAGAGGGCGTTGATATTTCTTTCTTCCTTGCCGTCCTGATTGCGGAGCATAATGGGTTCTATTACTGCGACGAACACTTCTCCTATATCCAAAGCGATATTGAGAAGCGTATCTTTGGGATCATGCTCGAGCACTTGGATAGTAACGAACAGCTTATCTTCACAACGCATAACACGGATATGCTCGACTTAAACATCCCGAAGCACTGCTTTGCCTTCCTGCGGAAGAAGCAAGAGGATGATTATCGAGTATCTGTGACCTATGCTTCGGATATTCTGAAGAGGAATAGCGATTCCATCCGCTGCGCCGTTGAAAACGACGTCTTTTCATCGCTCCCCGATGAGTCAGCGCTTGATGCGCTCGAAAAGGGGGCAGACGATGAAGAATAACTGTATCTATTTTGTCGAAGGCAGATGCGAGGAGAAGCTGTTGAACGCCCTGAAGGAGCAGCCTCAGAAAATCCAGTCTGGACGAGTAAAGGTCTTCAATGTTATTCAGAACATACTTTCAAACTCGCAGCTCATCACCATTCAGCCGGGTACAACGGTTGCGCTTGTCTTTGACACGGACATACCGTTGACAGACTGCCTGAAGGATAACATTCGAAGGCTTGGCAAGTATTGCTCCAAGGTAAAAATAGTGTATCTGCCACAGGTCTTGAACTTTGAGGGTGAAATTGTTCGCTGCTCAGACCTGAGAAGTGCATCTGATTTGACGCACAGCAAAAGCAATAAGGATTTCAAAAGGGACTTCTGCGCCATGACCAATATACGAGCTGCCGTAGAGCATGTGAACCTAAATGTTGAGAGTCTTTGGGCCGAAGAACCTCCAGTGGATTTTGCCTTTCTTGAAAGAAATAGCAGCTTCATAAAACTATGATACTAAATAGAACCCAGAATCTGTGAGAAGTCGATTGGACTCACAGATTCTGGGTTTCATTATTGTTGCGCAGGCCATTCGAGCCAAAACATCGTTCCTGGACGTCGAGAAAACGTCCAATGTACAAGACCTTTTACAGGCTGTTATTCATGAGTAAAAGCATATAGCTTGTGAGGGGGCGCACAGATCAACTCTGCGGTTTGAACATTTCGTCGGCGACATGAAGATACTCTGGGAGCTTGTCAAGGTACTCACTGAACCTACGCTGTATCTCCTGCTGTACTTCCAGTGGTGCTTCAGCCAAAGAAAACTCGTGGCTTGTGTTATCCATAACATCGTTTGAGATTTCAGAAAGAAGTTGTTGGATCAAGCCTTCTGCGTTCTTAATAATTATTGGCTCCATTTCTATGCTGGAATTACCAAGGTCAATATTCAAGAAAACATAGCCCAGCTTATCTGACCACACGATATCCGCATAAGGGCTATCCTTGATATACTGAGCAAAAATCGCGATTACCTTTTCGATTTCTTCTTTTTCTGTTGGAGTATATTGCGCGCCCTCTCTCCTCTGTGGTCTGTGCTTTTCTCCGGGTGAGTAGCGCCACATTTCTGGTGCGTGGGCGTCTTGCTCTGAAATGTCATTATCTTTGCCATCGTGTTTATCGTGCCAATTCCGTATGTATATTGCTGAGTCACAGACGATTTTTAAGCTCTCAACGTCCAGCGAGAAGAGTTGGCGATACAGCTTGTCCATGAAAAGGCCCTTCTCTGATTGCTCGGCGTGGCACATGATATTGGGTGAAATGTTAAGGGCATATACGAGCTTTTCGATAGTCAAATAGTAAGGACTTGCAGTCCCTTCTTCAATTTTCTTTATTGTTCGCACATCCATATCGACCTCGTCCGCCAGATCCTGTTGTGTCCAGCTCTTTTCCTCCCGCGCCTGTTTGACAAGCAGCCCACAAAATTCATTTACTGAGTACACTGTAATCCCTCCTTTTCTGGCATCATACCATAATTTCTCGTCAGCTCAAAACATTGCAGTTCACCCTGACATGAACTACAGGTGCATTGCATTGCTCCGGAAGGCAAAAAAGCAAGTGTAAATATTGAGGACACCGCTTTATTAACTTGTACCACATTTGGTGTGCGTCTTGTGATATAATTATATCGAAGGGTGGGAAAGCCATGGCAAACATGAAGCTCAAGCTGCTAAGAATACTGGATATCCTTGCCGAGACAGATGAGGAACACCCACTGACGGCTTCTCAGATTGGTAAAAAACTGTTACTCTATGGCATCGCTGCAGAGCGCAAATCCATCTGCCGGGACATCAATATCCTGAAGGATGATGCCGGCTACGATATTGCTCTCAGCGAGGACAACAAGCAGGGTTATTACATGGTCAGCCGTGATTTCGAAGACTGGGAACTAAAGATTCTGATTGATGCGATTTGGGGCGCAAAGTTTCTCACCTATGAGAGTGCGGATCAATTGGCACAGAAGCTCATCCGCATGACAAGTGCAAACAGTCAGAAAATGCTCAAAGCCGTTACCCCGGTCAAACTGCGGCTCAAAAGTCAAAACGCCACCACGAAGATAAACATCGATACTGTTCTAAAAGCGATTAAGGCAAACCGAAAGATCGCCTTTCAGTACACCTATACCGACACCAATATGCAGCAAAGGCTTCGCAAGGACGGGCTCCAGTACATCGTCAACCCTTACGCCCTGATATGGCAGGATGAGCATTATTATTTGATTGGCAACTACGATAAATACAGCGACCTCAGTTATTACAGATTGGATCGCATGAAGTCTCTCTCGGTCTGTGATGAGCTGCGCAAGCAGGCTAAAGAAGTTTTAGGCGAAAATGCGGATACTCAAATAGAGGAATACGTCCGTGCCTCCCTGTATCGCTACGGTGGAGACCGGCTCTGCCTCAAACTGTTTGTCGAGAGCTATATGGTCGATGATCTCATCGACTTCTTCGGAAATGAGATCAGGTTTATTCCCGTTGACGGAGGCTTCCATGTTATTGTGAACGTCATGGAGAGCGACGGCCTTTATTTCTGGCTTCTCCAGTATGGAGAGCATATGACCGTCGTAGAGCCGGAGAGCGTCAGAGCAGAACTGGTGAGAAGACTTGATACTATTCGCAATCGATATGAATGTGAAGGTGATGTAAATGAATGACAAAATGAAAGAGCTGTATCATCAGCTCTATGTCGACGCAATGAAAATTAAACTGTCAAACTTCTTCCCCGTTTGCGGAGCGGAGTACGGTCGCGCTGGGACGATAAGGCTCATGGTGATTGGCAGAGCGGTCAACGGCTGGGACGAGTTCCATGCCGGGGAAGAGGCGGCTTTTATGGCGGCGGCTTCGCGCAGTCTTGACGGCAAAGGTTTTTCGTGGCTCGGTCATAAAAATAAGGGTGGCGTTTATGATGATGAGCTTGCCTCTGAGCCTTATCTCAATGGGCGCGGAGAGGAAGTGTATTATGACCTTCGTACCAGCCCCTATTGGCGTACTGCTAAGGAAATCACCCGGCGGCTGAACGGTTGGGACGAAAGTGGAATACCCACACGTTGGTATGAGTATATCGTGTGGAGCAACCTATACGCGATTGCGCCAAAGGACGGTGGAAACCCGGATGACGCTATGCAGAAAGTCCAGCGCAATACTTGCCGCGAGCTTCTGGTCGAACAAATCAGGGAGTATGCGCCCACGCATATTCTTTTTATCACGGGACAGGACTGGTTCAACACGTTTTGGAACGACCGCACCCTATGTCAAATGACAGAGCAGACAGACCTTGAGCGTTATGGGAAGTATCCAGTCAGCCGTGGTATATATGGCGGCAGCAAAGTCGTGGTCACGATGCGGCCGGAGTTTCGAACGCCTGCCGATATTATTGGCGGTGCTGTCGCGGCGTTTGAGGATTTGGAGGCGACGGATGGAGCTGTCTGACCGTTTCCGAGGCTGTCTCTTGGGTGGAGCTATCGGCGATGCCCTTGGCTATCCCGTTGAGTTTCTGTCACGCCGGCAGATCATGAGCCTCTATGGAACCGCCGGACTGACCGATCTTATTGTTGATGGCGAATCCGGTAAGGCACTCATCTCGGACGATACGCAGATGACGCTTTTCACCGCGAATGCTTTTCAGCTTTGGAAAAGTACGGTGGACAGCATCGACTTCGGTTCCTTGAGCGGGACGATGCCAAATATAACTCAGTCGCTGTATAAGGCGTACCAACGATGGTATTACACTCAATCGGGAGATATCCGCCACAGGAGTTGGCTGGATATCACGATTGCCGAGGGCCGTGATGATTTCATTATGGAGCAGAAAGAACTGTTCGCACAACGGGCGCCGGGAAACACTTGCCTGAGCGCGCTTCGGATAGGCATGGGGACAATGGAAAAGCCGTTGAACAACAGCAAGGGCTGCGGCGGCATCATGCGCGTGGCGCCCATAGGGCTGTACTACAAGGATGACCCGGTTGAGGCGTTCCGCATAGGCTGCAAGGCTGCGGCTATTACACACGGTCATCCATCCGGCTATCTTGCCGCAGGCGCTTTTGCGATGCTCATAGCCCTGATTGCCGGGGGACGTTCGCTCTCTGATTCGCTGGATGAAGTTTTGGACGAGCTTGAAACGCGAAGCGGAGGCGACGAGACTGCGCAGGCGCTCACTGAAGCACAGCTTATGGCGGTGTCCGGCCTTCCCGCTGAGAAAGCCATTGCCGCGCTCGGCGAGGGCTGGGTTGCGGAAGAGGCGTTAGCGATTGCTGTTTACAGCGCGCTGGTCTGCACCGACTTTGAAAGCGCACTGATCATGTCGGTCAACCACGATGGAGACAGCGACTCCACCGGCGCTATCTGCGGAAACATTATGGGATGCCTTCTTGGAAAATACGCAATTCCAGTGGAATGGTGCAAGAAGGTCGAGCTGTCAGATTTCGTAGTACGCATGTCGATGTCTTTGTTGAATGGAGGTGGGTGACATGGATTCCATACGATTGGAAACGCTGCTTGAAATGGTGTCGAAAGATGTGTGGATCGAGGAGCAAAAACTAAAAGAGCGAAATGTCAGGCCGCCGCTGCGAATGCCGTCATTTGCGGAATGCGCCGGTATCGTAGAAAAGCTGCTTCAAACTGCTTCTGTTGACGGCGGCACGGTTCGCTTTGACGGGCATGGCTCTGCACCCGCCGAGCTTCCTGCATGCAATTATCTATTGGTGAGTAATGAACTGGTCATGAGCGATTTTATTGACGGAGTCTCGAAGCCGGAAGCGGTAGTGTGGGAGATTCATGGCTTTGACCTATTTGAACAGTTAAGCAAATATCTGAATCAAGCCGATTTTATGTGTGGCTTTTCTGTCTATGTAAAACACCAATACCAGTACGAGAAAGCGCTCTGCCGGTATGCCTTTCAGCGCCCGGACGAGGGTAAGACATATACCGATGTGTGGGGCTTCTATTATCCAAACGAAGCGTTGAACGACGAGTGGAAGCGTGATCCAAGCTACCGTTATTTCTTTGAAATTGTCGGACTATGCGAGTTTCATACCGGCAATGAAGTGTTCTGTGCCTTGATCAACTCATTGGATGACGTCTGCCGTGAATTGGAAGGCCGCCTTTGCGATATCGGTATAGACAGGGCTGACTCATGGGAAGAGCATGGCGATGTTGTTTATGATGATTCTCATTATACATATCGCATTTGGGGCGATGACCGGGGCGCATCATATCAGCTCTCAAATATGGCTGGGGAGACCTACTGCGCTCCATTGCACCGCTTTACTTCTTTCCCCTGTGATGAGATAGACGATTGCACGGTATGCCCGGTTGCGGAAATAAACATGGAGGAGTAGCCGATGAAGATCACACACTTTTTGTATCCCGATTCTGAAAATTGCATCTATTGCAAGAAAATCAATGGCTTAATCAAGATAGTCCCCATGAAGACTCCTTGCCTGCAATGTATAAATTTTCGAGGAACGATTCAAGGCGCTGGCTGTGAGTGCAGCTGGGACGATTTTGATTTCGACCGTGATGTAAGTGTGCTGGATCAGGCGGCCGAATATGACCGTGTGAACGGCTTTCGTAAAGTGCCAAAGGAGGAGCGGCTTGCCGCGTGGAGCAAGGCAACCAATGCCGCAGCCGAATTGCGTCATACGCCGGGAAGAAGCATATGGCAGATAATGCGCGACTTTGTCCAACTGCTCAGCGAGGATGAATCCGATGCGCTGGCTTACATGGATGAGGATATTTCTCTCGATGGGATATCCGGCGAAGAGTCCTATGCGTTTGTCAAATCGAGAAAGAAGTACCAGCTCTGGATGGAAGGGTTCAAAAAGGAGATGAAACGGAATGTATAATCTGATTTGGAGCCGCAAGGGGCTCACGCCACAAAAGCTCGGTACATTTTGTGAGTATTACGCAAAAATGGCGCTTACCTCCTACGGCATGAGCGTTTACACCGCCGAGGTGGACGACCATGGTATTGATTTTGTGGCCGAGAGTAAAAACAGCTTCTTGAAGTATCAGGTAAAGTCGGTTCGGGAAAGCACAAAATATGTGTTTATGCGCAAAGAACACTTCGATGTGGAGGACGCCTCCCTATATCTCATCCTCATTTTGCTCAGAGATGGAGAGCACCCTGATATGTATCTGATTCCCGCCACCGCTTGGCGTGATTCTGACAGCAAGCTGCTGGTCTATCACGCCTATGAGGGGAAAAAATCAGACCCAGAGTATGGAGTCAACCTTTCTGCGAAAACACTTCCTGACTTACAGCAGTATAGGCTTGATAAAATGATTGAAACAATCATGGAGGACACAGTATGACGATTCGGGAAAAAGAAGACCTGCTCTTTTCTGAACTGAGCGTCGTTAATCCGGATATTATTACTGACGGCGTCGTTGACGAGGCGGAATATCTTGACGCAAGGTACAAGATCGTCTACATACTCAAGGAAGTCAACGGCGGCAAAGGCTGGGACTTGCGTGAGTTTTTGCGTGATGGCGGCCGGCCACAGACATGGGACAATATTGCTCGATGGACGGAGGCGATTCTCAATCTGGATAAGCCGCGGGACTGGACATATTGGGAAAGCAATAGCGAAGACCGCAGGAACACGTATCTTAAGAAACTCTGCGCTATAAACTTGAAAAAGACATCCGGCGGGCATACCTCAAACGGTCGTGATATTGCAACTGCCGCAGCACAATATCAGGATGTACTTAAAAAGCAGCTTGTGATCTATGACCCTGATATCATCATCTGTTGCGGCACCGAGCAGGCCTATTTCGAGTATCTATATGAAAGTAAAAATCCTGAATGGCGGATGACCTCGCGTGGTGTATGGTATGTCGCCGACAGCAGGAGGATCATCATATCATTTGCCCATCCCGAGGCGAGGACTAAGGATTGCTTCTTACATTATGCCCTGATCGATGCCGTGACGGAAATGCTCGATGTAAACAGTGGACATATAAGGGATCACGAATAGGAAAGGAATCACTGGAATATGCAGGCACAATCAACTTGCG